TCAACTGGATATCCTTTTATTACTGTATACGGTATGACAGACGGTATCTGGATGCATGAATGGATGTCAGATCATGTCTACGATATACGTATGAATATTAATCCTACACCTAATTATGATGAGGATAACGAACCATACATACATATACCAAAAGAACATCTAACTTGTTTATCAGATGTACCGTTAGGTTTTGATAGGGATGAGATAGGGCTTATATAATAGGTCTTCTAAATAGACGTTCTGCAAATTCAATTCTGTCTTGCTGCTCTTGTCTTAGAGGATCAGAAACACGTACTGGTGTAACTTGTGGTAAGCTTATATTTACTTGTGGTGGACTAATTTGTTGATTTATACCTAAAATCTCATCTATATCAATATCAGGTACATTTTCATCAATAATTAGAGATGTTTGTTCTCTTACCTCTCTTAACTCACCATCAATATACCTATAACCAAATTGTGCTGCCGCTGTCCTTAAGGTTTCAAAAGCTTTGATTATAGATCCTTTGTCTGTTCTAGATGCAAATTTTATAAATCCTGGACTACCTAACATAGTTTTCGCTATTTGTAGTCCAGCAATAGTAGGTATTGCAGCTAATGGAGCAAAGACTATACCAGCTGCTATGCCAGCAGCTACTAAAGCACCAGGAAAATTACCTCTGCCTATTTCTCCTTTTGTAAGAACATCAATAGTATCTGCAAAGTTTTTAATATCTGTTGTAAATTCTTTACCAAACATAGCCTCTAGAGTTTCGTCACTATATTTGTCTAAAGCTGTATTTAAATTTTTAACTTTAAATATATCTGTTACATTTCCTGTTTTCACGTTGTAATCTATCGCATCTTCTAATAATTGACCTAAACTTGCTTCTCTAACTGCTGCAAAATTTTCTTCGCCCATCAATTGTCTTAATTTAATTATATTCGCACTATTTTTTGGCCTAAAAATAGTTTCTACAATTTCACTAGGACTTCTATTAGGCAGCTCAGATAAATTACGGTTAGCAAGTAAATCAGCTTGTTCTGCGGAAGCCTTTGCTTGTTGTTCTAAGGCATTAATAAAAGCCGTACCTTTAGCTGTAGTATTTAATCCATCTTGGCCTCTAAATACTGCAATTAAGTCATCTATATCATTTGCTTTTAATTTTGGTGCAATTTTTTGTAATTGTTTGATTGTTTGTTTTATTGTTGGCCCAACTGTTGTGCCATCAGCACCTCTAAATAATGAATCAATTTTACCTGGGTGTTTAGATTCAAATTTTAAAATATTTTTTGCAAAAACTGTAAAATCTATATTGTCTGTAACTGGATCGACACTCTCTTCAAAAGCATTTGCAAAAAGTCTTTGTGCGGTTTGTGTTTTGACTCTATTTAGATTAGTTGCTAGTTCTGGTTTGTTGCTGGCGATTAAATATTGATCATAATCATCTACTGCTTTAAAAAAATCATCTAATTGTCTTAATGAACCGTTAGATACTAATTTTTCAAAAACCTCATCAGGATCAAATGCTCCACTGCCTCTTGCAGCATTTGTAATTTTTTTAATTATGGCATTATCAAAGGGTTCATTCAATTTAGCATTTAATTTATCAGCAGCACGTAATAAATTTATACTTTCGTTTACTTTTTTTATATCATCTATTGATAAAGTATCAAATAAATTTTTTCCTAAGGCATTTTTAAGTTCGATAAGTTCATTACCTTTTAAAGATAAAATGGTAAAAATACTATCTGCATTATCAGGATTGTTTTTTAAAAAATCTTCTCCTTTTAATCTATGCAAATCTGAGTCATCAAGCAATCTTGTAAGTGTCAAAAATAAACGTCTTTCTTTAGATTCTCTAGAAGTGCTAGAAATTAAAGCATTAATTTTTCTTTTTGTCTCTAATACTCTTGATAACTTTCCAAATGGAACTTTATCTTCAAATCTACCTTCAAAACGAGGCAGTTGTTCACCTAGCTTGTTAATTTCTGCCTCTGCTTCTAAAACATTTTTTACATTTATGTCAACATTAGGGTCTTCTAAAATTTTTGTAGATTTTCCTGTAATACCATGTTTTAGTTTAAAAAAGTCTATTTCAGCTTTGGCTTTGCTTTTATAAAACGCAATTACATCATCTATTGCTTTAGCTGGTGCATTTACAGGTACGTTGCCGTCATATTTTGCAACACTAAAAAAAGTTTCATCAACCGCATCATACATATCTCCAACTTGTTTGTTCACCTCACCTTTTGCATCCCCTAGCAATTTTAATATTTGTTGACCATAGTCCCTTAATCCTGGTGCATCTAAATACGGTTCTACACCTATATAACTATTTGCTAAGTCCTCTACAGCTTCTTTTGTAATTTTTGCAGTTTCTATAGTTTGCATTTCTAAATTTCTTTTTGTTTGATTTATTGTATCTGATACGGTATCTGCTGTAACATCATCCACATAAGCATTTAGTGTGGCACCACGTCCTCTTAGAGATGCTGTCATGTTATCAAACAGCTCTTTTAAATATGGAATATTACTTTTTTCTCTTGAGCTTTTTAAAACTGATTCTGCTATTTGTTGTGTTTTTCCAGCTAAATTTATTTCTAGTCCCTCTAAAGATATTCTGTATTTTTCATCTAAAACTTTAACTTTGCCCTCTGCGACTGCTTTTTTAATTTGTGCGTCAGTAGCCTCTTTACCTAAATCTGCATCAAGTTTTTTAATATCTAATATATCTCTACCTTTAGCTGCTTGAAATGCCAATCTTTTAGCTGAGGTTGGTGCCTTCGCACCAAAATACATTCTATATAACCCACCACCTAAGGCTCCCAAAGTTTCTCCACCAGCACCTAGTAGAAACTCAGCACCAGCTAAGCCTGCTATATCTTGTGCATCTTGTAATTGAAAACCTTGTATGTAATCAGCAGCTTCTTCAGTAAGTTTACCCGTCGCCCCACCAACACCTGAACCTAAAATTCTTTGTGCGGTAAGATTACCACCAGATAAAGCACGCACTCCTTTAAATATTTTGCTTTGCGGTAATATACCTGCAACACTACCAACTACAGGGCCAGCCACTCCCATAAAATCTGCAAAATCACCTCTTTCGAAAGGACTTGAGCTATCAATAACAGTATTTATTTCAACAATAGTACCATCATCAAGTGTTCTTCTTTGAACAGGTTGTCCTCTATCTCGTAAACCTTTTGGAGTAAGAGCTAGTTGTCCATCTGTTGTTCTTGTGTATCCTGAGCTACCAACAAAATTTCTTAATACTGATTCTTTTTCATCATACCTTTCTGCTCTTGATAACAATCTTCTAAGCTGTAAATCATCTACGCCAGTATCGTAATCAAAAAATATATCATCGTAAACAGGACTCAATACGCCTTTTGCTATTTGTGCTTTTACAATTTTTCTAGCATCTTCAGGATTTGCAGCTTCAACATCCTCGTAAACTCCTGGTGCTATCTCAACTTCGTATAAAGGCATTTAATTAACCCCAGCTTCTGTTAGTGCTTCATCTTTGGGATTTAATTGTATTCTAGTCTTTGTTGATGATTCTTGATTTTGTGCTCTTGTTTGATTATCTAAAGAATCTAAAATTTTAAATAGGTCAGTTGGGGGTGGTCTTAATCCATATCTAAAATAATCATTTTCTAATTTTGTATATATTGAGCCTTGTTTAGCTTGATCTCTTTCTATATCAGATCTTCTTTTTGCCAATATGGATAATATTTCATCTGATGTTGTGGTTAACCCTTTTAAGCCCTCTAATGCACCAACTAATTGTCTAGCTAATTCAATATCTTTATCTGATAGTCTACCACTTGATTGTCCTAGCACTTGTTCAGCGTTCCCAATTGATATTTCTCTTAATAAATTTTCAACTTCTGTTTTTGCATCCATTGGTGTATTAGGATTTATTAGGGCACTTAAATTATATCCATATTGCTTAAATAAATTTCTAAATCCTGTAACGCTTTTTTCGCTTAATATATTTTCTACTTGATTTAAAAAATTTAAACTCGTCGCATTATCAGCTATTTTTTTTGTGGCTGAGATGTAATCTGCATTCATTTTATATTCTAATTCTGGACTTATTGCACTTTTACCAGCGGCTTTTATTGTTTCAATTTCAATAGCTAACTCTTTTGCAGCTCTTTCTTCAGCTGCTTTAGCTGCTCCTTTTGCTAATCCTGTGCCTATTTGTCCAGTTTCTGTTAATGATGTGCCAACATTACGTAAAAAATTAGTGAATCTATCTGAGCCAAATAGTTCAGATATTTTTGATTTTTTATCTTTCGTATCATCACCAGTATCATCTGCAGAACCATCACCATTTTGATCGCTAGTACTTATATCTGTATTAGGTTGTTTTTCATCTGCAGCAAGTCTTGCTCTTTCTTGAGCTTCTGCTATTTGCCTATTTGCTTCAGTTATCTCTTCTACTTTAAGTGCATTAATATCATCTTGTAAAAGTGCAGCTTGATCAGCTAATTGCATTGATTCATTAGCCTCATCCATAGTTTTAACACCTATCCCAGAGTAAGTTAATGATTGAGGTATTTTGAGACCAAATGGCACTT